GCCGCTTTGTTGCGCAACTCTATCTCAGCGTAATTAATGTAGTTAGGTCTACTGTAATCTTTAACACCCAAACCTGACAAGTAGTTGAAGAAAGATATGGCTTTGTCGCGGTCTTCTTTGTTACCAGCAGCGTATTGGTACTGAGGGTCAAAGCCACCGCCAGTAAGCAAGCTGGCAAGAGAGCCCGTAACGCTCTGACCTGAAATACTTGAAATGTAGTTAACACCCGGAATTGAAGAGTCTACGTAATCACTGACGTCTCGGATACGAGCACCCGTACCCAAACTAGAGCCTGCAAGTAGCTCAATAGGTGCTCGCAGCAACGGGTTAGTGGCTCCAACAACACCTCGGATAGGGTCAGGACCCAGCATGTTAAACACATCCCATGAAGCAATACCGGGACTAATTCCGTAGTAACGCCCACCGACTTCAAACTGAGGGCCCTGCATTTCTTCCGACAGGAAGCTTGGGAACAACTGGTCTTCAGGGAACGGGTCGTACAAAGAGTTGGGGTCAATGCCTGTAGCAATAGCAATGTTGTAAGCAGCTTTGTTAGGTACTTGCAAACGGGCCGGAGCCATAACCATTGACTCAGCCAAAGCAGTAACAGCACCTCGGGTCCAGGAGTAGAACGGAATCAAACGACGCATGTACTTAGCCTCACCAGAGGAAAGCTGGCTTACGTCTGGGTGAAACTTGAGTACTCTCTCACCGGCAACGTCAAACAATTCTTCAATGGTTTTAGGTTTTACGACATTTCCTATGCCACGAGTAACAAATTCTCCGCTTTGAGCCTTGCGAACAATCTGCATAAAGTGTTGCAGGCGAGCAAAGTGGTCTCGGTATTCAGAGACTCCCATAACAAATTTTTCGGCGCGTCCACCACGAGCTGCTGTACCCAAACTCAAGACAGCCTGTCCCTTTTCTAGGGCTCGGCTAAACCCAGAAGCAACAATATCGGTATCGTAAAGGTCCTCAATAACTGTAGCGGGAGGCAGCAGTCCCCGCTTTTTAGCAGCCTCAAGCAGCTGTTCAGCAGTAAGGTCGCCGTAGTCCCCCTTAGACAAAACAGACTGGCCCTTAGGAATGTTTATTCCCTTATTGGTAAGTACTCGAAGCACATCAACGTCTGTGTAATCATTTCTCAAACTAAGAATTTTAAAAGCGTCGTCAGCAGCTGGAAGGGAGTGTCGGCCACCCTCTGCAAAGTATGTAAACGATAAGTCGCCCACAAGGTTACGGAAATGGTGGCCTGGCCGGGGAAGAGTAATTGCATACTTCCAAGTGTTAGTAATTGGGTCCAAAGTCCTGTTAAGGAACTTACCAAAATCGCTGGTTAGAACGCGGCTCTCCTGCGACACTTCGTCAATTCGTTTAAAGATGTCGGCAACTTCTGGTGTTACGTAAACCTCTTCTGTAAACAAACGTCCGTAACGCGACTCACCTTCAGGGCGAAGCTTTACAAACCCAGGAGCTTTCTTACTGCTGGTCAGACCGTAGTCGGCTGCTCTAGCAACAAACTTGTTTACAAACGTTGTGTCTGCTGCCATACGCCCAGCAGCAGCATTAAGTTTCGCTAGGAACTCTACAGGGTCTTTGATAGGCCACGTACGCCACTGCTCGGCAGCTTCTTCCATAACGCTACGACCTGAAATTTTGGCTGCTGCGCGGGCCTCTTCAAGGTTAAAATACACACCGTTTGGAGGCGTAACGTTCTCGCCCAAAACCCGGTAAGACCCCAATATGTCGTTAGCGTATTCAACTCCTTGGCCTGTTCTCAAGAAAGTGTTGCCAAGGATACTGTTAACAGCGTCAGGGCTAGTGTCAAAGATTTTGCTCACGTGCCTCATAAGGTCACCCCAAGCTGCTAATACTTGAGGTTCTGAAGCTGTCGGACGGACTCCTTTTTGAATAAACTGGAAAGCTCTTTCAACGACAGAAGTTCCTTTGGCATCAAGTACTTGGTTATACTTTCTGCCAATTTTGTTCAACGCCACGACTCGTGAATTCACAAAATCTCTTAGAGCGATACCCTGGCCGTGGTAAGTCATCCAAGCCCACAAATACTCTTTAGTGTTCATGCCAAACTTGGCGTTAAAGAATCTAAGCACCGGCTCCAAAATAGACAACTTACCGGCCTGCATTTCAGCGTAGCCCTGAGCCGATTCTTTCGCGCCAGAAGCTGAGTTGTTGTTCTCTCTAACCTGCTCCCCAACTTCATCAGCAAGTGCCCGAGTTTGCGGGTCAGGAGAGTCGGCACCCTCATCCACAAGTTTCTGCACACCCTCGTCAACGTCTTTAACGGCAGCATCACTTTCGTCCATAACATCTTTACGTGCAGCAGCAGCCCCCTTAGCATCAGCCGCCTTTACCTTGTCAGCCATACGAGCCGTGTACTCTGCCAAATTAGCGACACGCTCTCCCAAAGCAGCCCGCACCAAACCAGCTGAAGCCACAATAGAAGCATCGTAAGCGTTGATAGTTTTACCAAAGTCTTTAGCTGCAGTGCCAAGCTCGGCAGCCATACGAATAGTATTTGCGGCTTCCTGTGGGTCTGTCGCTAAGCGCACAAAGTTTGCAGCAATTTCAGGGCTGACCTGGCCAACTTCTGTTTCGACAGTTGACAGCATTTTTGCTTGACGTGCGTCAGAAATTTGTTTAAGGGCTGTGCGAGCACTGAACAAAGCATCAGCTAATTTAGCTGCAGCAATCTCCCTGTCGTACTCAATCCAGAAACCTGTGCCTTTGCCGTTTGGTTTGTACTCAATACCTGGGTAGCGAGAAACCAGTTCCTTACTTTTACTGGGAAGAAAGCCCATTCTCATCATTTTATTTTTATCGTCAGTAGTAGCAAGCCAGTTACTAATAGGCTCGTCTTTGCCGTCTTTGCGAAGATTGCGTCGAGAGCCGCTTGTCACTGTAGCAAGTACATCATCAGGGGTGGCGTTGTCCCCTAATCGAATCAAATCCGACACAGCGTCCATTATTTTGGTCCAAGCAGCTCCAGTGTTGGCGTTGTGGAAAATAAGCTTGTACCACTCAATGTCGGCAGTTAGAGGACCTCTTTCCAGCCCAGCTAGGTCAGCTGCGTTACTTGCTAAACCAGCCTTAATAGCGTCAATAACATCCGAGAATCGCATAGCTGTAACTTCCCCCGTGCGAGGGTTGTCAATAACCATGGGGATACCCTTGCTTTCAAGGATGTCCTCCATAACTCGGAGGGTAGCTAAGAAGAATTCGCTTTGTTTAGTAGCAAGCTCCGTGCCATAAAAACGTTGGCCTTTTGCATCCAAAAACTTAGGCGATGGGCCCTCAAAAAGTTTTTCAATTTGCTTTGAAAGATTGACTGCAAAAGTGTATTGAACGTGAGTGTTAGATTCCTCAAGGTTACGGCCTACGCCGACACCAAACTCTGTGCTGCTTCTAAACTTACCGTTCTTGGTCAAGTTAGGCAGGTTCTTTTTAACCCAATCTGAAGAGAACAAGCTTTCTGCAGAACCGAACCAAGTCTGTTGGATAGCCTTAATACCCTCGTCCGTGTACTCATCAGCCTGTGCCGCAATAGGGGCTATCTCCGCCATCTCATCACGAAGAGTGGAAACCCTTTGAGTATCTTGAGGCAAATCTCTAACAGCCTGGCTAGCGTCCTTTGGTGCCTCTACAGATAATTTAGCAACTTTTGCATCATACTCAGCACGAGCGGAAGCCAACGCATCTTCCGTCAAACCAAACTGGTCCAGCAAGCGCTTCTCAATACTGCCCTTAGGAGCCGCCCCAACCAAAGGAACCATACCGCTACCAGCCAAAATGTTGCGCACGTTATCAAAGAACAAATTAAGTTTTGAATCCTGCATAGTCTTGAGGTCAGCCAAAAGCGTAGGACCAAACACCATCTCAGCCACAACCGCAGACTCTTTGTCCAAACGAGTAAGCTTTTCAATAAGCGTCAAAGCCCTCTCGCCCTTACCGCCCGCAGCAATCTCACGAGCTGTCGGCAGTTCAACAAACTCTTGCGGGAACAAAGCAGCTTTCTGTTCAGCAAACTCTTTCTTTGCGGGGTCAAAGTAATTGTAAAAACTATTCTGACCGCGAGTCTCAGTTGTCATAACCCGTCGAGCTTCTGGCGAGAACATCGAAGAGTGAGACACCCAAGCAGCTTCTTCGCCAGAAGCGCGGAAAGTACTACCAGAAGCTGCGTGTCCAAAGAACTCGTGGACGGCGCGGAAAATGTCGTTCTCTTCAGCCGACAGAATGGGGTGCGGGTTTTCTGCGAAGTCTTGAGCGCTGCCTCTAACAAGCAAACGCTTATTGTTAAGCACATCGTCCATCATCGACTTCGAGTCAGGGACCATGCCGCCGTTCTTGCCGGGAACATTGTAGGGGTCATAATCAACAAACTCGACCTTAATACCAAGCTCTTTTGTCATGTACTCGTACTGTTCACGAGACTCACGAACAAGTGCCTCGTAAGCTTTGCGTACAAGCGGGTTAGTTGGGTCGCTTACTAGCTCGTTATACACACGAGCCATCTCAGGGGCCCGAGTACTTACGACAGGGTTCTCAAAATCGTACTTAACCGTAGGCAGTTTAAGACGCTTCTTGTTCTTAGCAATCCAAGCATCCTTAGCATCGCCCCACTTCTTACGGCTCTTAGCCCGCAAAGTTCTATTAGCAGCGTTGTTAGGCGAGGCATCCTTAACCTCATCTGTTTGACGGACAGCAGTAGCCCCAACCATCTCATCGTCAATCAAAGCTGACGTAGCTGTCGGAGTCTTACCAGGAGTTACGTTCTTAATGTCGGGCAGATAATGCTTATCCCTAAGCACTCTCTTAAGTTCTGCCCTAACACCCTGGTCAACCCGAGAACTAAGATACGCTTCAAGTGCCTGCCCCAGCGTTTTGATATTACGAGCATCTCGCTGGGCCTGAGGAGTAACAAAGCCAATATCAGAAAGTTTAAACGGCTGGTCTGCACGAGCCCCGTCAGTTATGTCCTGGCGAGTACGAAGAACCCAAGTCTGCAAACTAGGAGCAGCTTTCCTCACAGCTTCTTGCGCAGCGCTGGCGGCCTTCTTAGCCTGTGCAGCAGTCTCAAATTTAGGCTTCATCAAATCATTAATGAACTTGACCGCTGTTGTCGTCAACGGAGTTCCGTCGCTAAGTTTCTGAGACTTAACTACCTTAGATAAAGTCTTTTCAATTGCCTCTGTAGCCGTGTCTCCCTGAGCAACCGCGTTATCAGTAGCACTAACAATCTCGGCACCCAAAGCACCCGCAGGTACATCCTCTTTAATACCACCAGGAATGTCTGCCACATCATCCGCAATAGCTTTGTTTTTTTGAGAAATCCGGTAACCGTTAGCTTTACCTGCAGGTCCCTGACCCTCAGCTAACTCAACCCACGGGTTCTTGCTCTTACTTCTAGCCCGCTTTGTGTCGACGTATTTTTGTGCGTCTTCAAGCGTGTCAAAAATCTTAGTTTCTTTTCTACCGTTAGCGTTTTGAATAAACACTTCAAACGAAGCAGGAGCTGTTTCTTCAACTGTCGCAGCAGGTTTAGGACCACGAACTTTCTCCGCAATAGTTTGCGTTACTTTCCCAGCTGCTTTGCCTGCAGCACTAAGGCCTGTAACTTTACCAATCTTGTTGTACAGCTGAGCAGACTTAGCACCGACTTTAACAAAACCTAGTCCAGGAACCCACGACAAGGGGTCAAGCACTACGTCGCCAATAAACCCACCAACACCTTTAACAATGGGGTTAACATTGTCTTCAACATCTACATAATTAGGGTCGTTGCGATTAGCAGTATCCGAAGCTTGCTCAATAATGTCTGACCAGTAAGGTTTGTTTTCTTCTTTATCAGAAAAGAAACCAGTAAAAGGTGCCGCAATAAGGCTGCCGACAGGGGCAATTTTTTCACCAAAACTAACTTCGCCACCCGCTGCTTCCTCAATAGCTAAAGCATCTAACTTATCTGGCAGCTCCAAAGCTTTCATAGCCGGGTTAGAAACAATACGAAGCGGGCGGCTAGCAATATCGACTAAACGGCCAAGAAACCCCATTTCATTGGGTGCCCCCTCACGCTCTGGGTACCCAGAACTGGCTTGGGCAGCTGCACCAGTGCTAACACCGGGTAAAAATTGCTGGTAATAATCGCTAAATTGATTAGGTGTTCCTGGCAGCTTAGCCATAAAAACTCCTATCTTATGCCAAGGGCGGCGTTCGCTCTTCTCAGGTCCTCTTGAGCAGCTAACATAGCGTCTTCTGGTTCAAAATCATTACGATAACTTTCCGCTATTGACAAGAGCTTATCACGCTCAGATAGCGTGTTATCAGCAGCAATTTGAGCGGCCCTCAATGCCCTGTCTTGTTCAGCAACTTGAGGAGCGTAAAACATTTCTTGTGCCCTCAAAAAGTCCATTGCAGAATCAAGAGGGTTTTGGCCTCCACCGCCGCTAGAAGCAGCAGCCTGTCGGCCCTGCTCTTCCATCAGCAACGATTCGTTCAAACGATTTTGCAAAGCAGCCAAAATAGCAGCGTTCATTTCCGTGCCCTGCTGCTGCGCAACTTGAGCCATCTGAGACCCGAACCCGCCAGCAGAAGCACCGTACCGCTCAGCGGCAGCCTGGCCTCCGGCACGGCCTTGTTCAAGGCCCGACAAAGCTTCCGCTTGCGACAAAGCCATGGGGTTAACAACAGCAGGTGCCGCAGCTTCAATACCTAAACGCGCAAGCTGGTCAGCGGCTTGCTGTTGTGAAGAACCATAAGCATCCGCGACATTGGCAGCAGCACTTTCGTACACGTCACCAATACCTGTCTGAGCCCCGCCGTAAATGTCTTGAATACGCTCTACGTTAGCGCCTGCTTCTCCAGCTAATGCATTGTACATAGCTTGAATTTGAGAATTAATTTGCTGAGCCTGGTCAGTAAGAGCTTGTCGATATTGAGAATAATCAGGTGCTGCCCTTCCTCCGCCAGAAGGCTGTCTCCCAAATTGTGAAAGAAACGTCATAAACGGGTCGTCTTGAACAGGCTCTTCAGGGGCTGGTGTAAAAGCAGGTATTGCTTCCCCAGCAGAACTACCACTACCAGTGCTTTGAGCGGCTAAAACAGACTTGGGGGTCGCTCCGGTAAAAAAGTCCCCTATCGCTTTGCCTGCCGCCGGAATAACACCTAACGCTGCCCGCCTAACGTCTCCGATGCTGCTTAAAATGCCTGGCAGCCCGTACTCTTTGTCTAAATATTGTGTATAAGCGTTACCTGGAGAGTCGGACCTTGTGTCGTCTACGGAGGGAGTTTGTCCCGATTCAATCTTAAGTGGTTGTTTTTTACTAGTGTTTCCGGTCATCGACATTAGAAACCTGCACCTCCCGCAGCCGCCATAGCAGCCCTCAACATAGCATCACGCTGAGCAGCCTGCTGGCGCTCCTGAGCCTGTGTACGCTGCTGAGCAACCTCAGTAGCCAAATCTTGACCAAACCTTCCACGAGCCGTCTCCATAGCCTCCAATTGTTCATTCAAACGATTCTGGAACTCGCCAAAAGTTTTAGCAAAATCAGACGAACGCAACGTACCACGAGCCGCAAACTCATCACGGGTACCGCGAGTACCGCGAGCTGCAGCACTGTACGGGTCATACACACCCTCAATATCAAAGGCACCTGACACAGGGGCTACTGCAACCGCAGGTGCGCCTGCTTCGCCCTCAGCCGACAGTGCCGCTGTTTGGGGTTGGTCCAGCTGTTCCAGAACGTTGGGCATTGCTTGGAAGCCTTCTGCGGGGCGGTAACCGAGACCACGCAGTCCGGTCATAAAGTCTTGTCCGTAGCGTTCGCCTCGTGTAGTTGCTCCGGTTTCGAAGTCTTGGAGGGCGCGTTGAATGGAGGCGATTTGTGCGTTGTATGCTGCGTCACGCCAGTTGAGTGGTCGTGGTGCTTGGGGGGTAGGGACTGGAGCGGGCTGTACGTTGCCTAACTTTTGAGTAGCGTCCCTGGAAGGCAGTCCAGGGGTGGGTGCGGAGGTTCTACCAGAAGCAATATTTGCCTGGTTTATATTTGTTTGGCGTTCCCGAGCAGCGCCACCGGCATAACTAGGAATATATCTAGATTGCCTAGCTGCTTGTAAATCTGCTTGACGAGGATTCATTACAGACACCATTACTTACCCCCAATAAGGTTCGTAATAAACTCCACAATGTCAAAACGCTTACGGTCAGGACCAAAAAACGCATCATTAATATCCATAGCAGGCCTATTCATACCCTCGCCAGGAACCGTGCTACCCATCTCCTGCGCGGTACGAGTTTGGTTAGGTGGCTCACCAGAAGACCCACCCATTTGCTCCAACAAAGCCCGCAACTGTGCCTGCTCAGGAGTCATCTGCTGGGGAGAAGGAATGTTACCGCCAAACCGAGTCTTACGACGGCCTGGGGGCTCACCATACCCAGGCTCGCCAGGATACGGCAAACGTTCTCCATTAGGTCCAATTGGCACAATAGCTCCTTAAGATGAAGTCTTGCCAGGCATAGACGACAAACGATTCATCATAGCCCGCTCACGAGCCTTCTTTTTCATTTCCTCGTCCTGATATTTGCCCTTCTGAGGAGCAAGACGATTGCCCATAGTAGATTTGTCCCGGTACATTATTTAAGCCTCTTCTGTATAGCTCGGCCCCGTGCAGCTGCCATGTTGTCCACGAGGTTTGGGTACGGACGCCCAGCCGCTTTAGCACGGGCTTTAGCCTGTGACTTCTGTGCTGGCGTTAGAGATTTCCGCTCGCTCTTCGGCTTGGGATTTTTGGTCTCCCACACTTTCTGGGCCATTACGACAATCTCCTTAGTAAAGCATCGCGCCTTGCGGCTGCTTTAACGTCACGCTGTTTGTATCCGCCCTTATTAGTTACTTTACCAACAGTTGGCATGGGACGTCCACTCCCATAATGCTTCTTTCCCGCAGCATAAGCGTTAAATCCACCGCCCCCCTGGGCAGGCCCGCTGTATTCCTTACGAAACCTGTTCATTAGGTGATTTCCTTAGACACTGTTTGCTTCGAGTTGACATAAGTCATCAATGAAAATAGTCTAACAGGCGCATCCGTGTTAGTACCTGTCGTTTCAAAGGACACGGTGAAGTAGATTTGCCGGAACCGTAGTGATTTCAGGAACTTAGTGAAGATACGACGAAATGTTATTGCGGTTTCTGTGACGCTTGTCGATACAGGGGCCGCGCCAGAAGCGGGGTTTGCCCACGCATTAGACAACGAAGCCTGCCAAGTTTGAGACAATAAAACCTGCCATGTCGTAGAAAAAGATTGTGTAATAGGGTGCGCTGTACCTACGACAGTGCCCTTAAACCTGGCGTCCAAACCCCACCAAAATAGGCGCTTGTAAATAGAGCTGGCCTGGTAGTTAAAGTTTTTAGTTTGAATGTTGCATGTCATGGTCTCTGTTACGCCAGAAACATAGTCGTCTGTGATTTGCAGTAGCGGGGCAACCCTAGAGCCGCCAGCAGCTACCGCCGTGTTGCTGTGAGTCAAAACAATCGACTGGTCTAGGTTATTGCTCAGGTACTCCATCTTGCACAAAGAGCCGTAAGTGTCCGAAGACCAGGTAGTCCAAGCCCGTGTGCGAAGGCTGTACACAAACATTTGGTCAAAATATGTGAAGATAATGCGGCGGTTAAACTCTGATACAGCGTAGTTATTGTGAAGCCCCGCCGTACTAGTCGAAGTAAACGGTGTTTTCACGTTAATCTGTGACGCCCTGTTATTACTAAACTCGTACGCTTTTTCGTCATACATAAAGTAAATGTAAGACTCAAACTGGGTAATCGCATACCGCGAGTTCAACCCCACTGTCGGCAACACAGAGGACACAACCGCAGCCGCAGGGTCAGACGTGTACTGCAAACCAAACGTAGAGTTGGTGCGGAAAATCAGCAGCGTGTTGAAGTACACAATAAGTTGGACAATGTTCTGACCGTCCCCCGTACCAATGTCCACAAAATCGTTAGTTACCTGCCACAAGCTAGGGTCTGCAAGAGTTCGAGACCTATACAAACGGGTACCTTGGTTTGTGCTATCGCGGCCCTCCGCAACCCATAAACGACCCTTAAACGACACAATACACTCGCCCTCGGGCATGTTCGCGTCAGCCACAAAACCACCCGCAGCGGTCCAATACCCCCCAGGGTTCGTAGACCCGACAGGGGCTGTCAGCCAAGCCTTGTCATCAAACTGTACAAACCCAGCAGCGGCAATAGTATTAGTAATAAGAACCCAAGCAGAGCCGTCGAAATAATATGTTTTAGAGTCCCCATCGCTGGCAAGCAAATACGATTCAGTTTGAGACACCTGAAAAGTACCCAAAAACTCAATGTCGCCTGTTGCTGCAAGTGGAAAATCGATACCTAAATCTTGGATAGGTGGGCGGGATTTCAGCGAACCGTCCAGGTCAAGCTCAAAGTTGTTGCAGACTGTCAGCTCGTTGTCTGCAATGGCGGTAGGGTCGCTGAATGTGTTAAGGCCACCGACGAACGGGCCCACCTGTATTGGTGTACCGGGCATGGCCGCTCCTAGATAAGTTCGAACGTAATGTTAGTTTCGTACGTCATAGTGGCTGCCAGACGCTCCTGTTCCCCGCGCTCTGCAACACTGGCACTGTACTCGGCCTGCTTTACAGCCATCAGTTCAGGGTTTTCGTCCATTTCGTAAGCCTTCATTAAAACAAAGTTCACAACGTCTATAAAGCATTCGTTAGGCAGCGCCAGCACATCTGTCGACGCAGAAGTAATATCCGTAGGCTGTGCGTTGTACCGAATCGTCATTGTGTAATTTCTGTTCGGTTTAGGCCAGAAAGTTACGTCTCCACCCCAGGCATACCAGAACTGGGGAGCCCCCGTCTCTGTGCCTTCAGGGTCAGCCAAAGAAATACTTTCTTCCGCCTGAGAAATGGGGATGTTGCCGACACGTCGGCCATCCAACAAAAGAGACGCCAAAGAGTCAATGCGGGGAGTCACAGAAGTAAGAGAATACGTTGCAGTACCTGCGGTAACAGGTAGTGTTGATGTCGTTTGCAGAATCTGGTTTTGCTTAGAAATATCTACTTGTGCCTCGTTAATCCAGCGCACAATATCGTCGTTAGTTAGCTGCACACCGGCTTCATCACCAAAAGTTCTTTTGACAGCATCATAAACGTCACCGACAGTCTTAGTAGGGGAGCTGTAAGTCATCGACCAAACTTCTTTCCGTTATGAGTAAATGTGTGGAGCTTGCTCCGTCCCCCGCTCATAGCGAACTCACCAAATTCTAGGATATCCTCTAATTCGTCTTCGCGCCTCTTCAAATCCATTAATTTTTTAGCATTTTCTTCCGCCTCGATACGTTTCAGCACGTTCTCGGCACCGTGACGCACAATGTCACCATCAAACAACCACGCCAAAACCTTGTGAGGTTCTTTCATGTCTTCCTGCGACATGTAACGCACAATGTACTGGGGGGCGTTATCAGGGCTGTCCAGGATGGCCCAAGGCTTCTGTTTCTCCTCAGGTGTGGTCCTGTCCTTCACGGGAATGTATACAAGGCTGTACGTGGGCTTTAAGTCCTGCAAAACCTGTGCAAAATGCACGTGGTCATCGTTTACAAACTCGCCCAAATCGGAGTTGTATACGTTCGCTGATTGTCCTAAATACGTTTCCATGGGCCTAGTTTAGCTTATACCCCAGCGATTTGGCCCCAAGTAAGGCCGTTTTGATTAACACACTCTGTCCCGTCGTAAACAAGAAAATCGTTGTTTGCAGCGCTTGTAATTTGCACGTCATCTAAATCGTGCATGTGACTACTGGGCAAAGCACGCACAATAATACGTCCACTGTTTGCGTGAACCCTAGTTACTGCGGCAATTGGTTTACGCCACGCTGGAGCAGCAGGCTGTGTTTTTGTTAACTCGCCAGGATTGCTTGCGTCGCTGTACAGCAAATCACCAAGCGCCCAACCAGTGTAATCAGTTTTAATGTGGTCAATAAAACCAAACTGCATAACAAAACCAAAGCCGTCTGCGGCAATCTCCTGATATGTAATACCAACAATGTAATTATTGTCATAGCTCCCGTTAGATGATGCTGGGGTAACAGCTACGGTGTCTCCGGCGGCCCCAGCAAACATCACAACTTTGCCTTTGTCGATAGCTGTCGTACCAGAAGCGTTTTTAACCCTAAAACCGTGCTGCAAACCCGTACGCAGGTTTACAGCGTTCGGCAACCCCACAACCAGCGTGTCAAAGTCAGCATCCCACGAAATCTCGCCCTCTTCAGGGTCGTGGTCTGCCGCAGTGTCAAAATCAATGTAATCAACTTCGGTCAGGTTGCCGACAGCAGAACCGTCAAAACCAACCGTCTGAGTACCGCTGTCGTACGTAATAGGCGATGTAGCCGCTACCACTCCAGTAGGTCCGGGAGGACCAGCAGGTCCCGTGTCACCAGTATCTCCCTTAGGTCCGACAGGTCCTACACTGGCAGCAAAAACAGTCCCGTCAAACAAATACAGCGTGTCGTCCGTCGTATCAAACCAAATATCGCCAGTTGCCGGGTCTGTAGGCTCTACAGTACCCACAGTGACATTAACCCCAGTACCCCCTCCCCCCGCGCCGTTAACCCACTGCCCAGAAGCTGCATCGTAAACAAGAGTCTGGCCGTCCGTCACATCGGTGAGAGTAACCGTCAAAATCTGCTTGCCAGCGTTATCGCTGTAAAACTTCCATTGATAATCCGACAGAGAAAGGCCCTCAGGCAACGCAGAAACAGCCTGGTAAAAGAGAAACTTATTTTCCATAACGCTCCAAAAGATGATGGCCCAACCCCATTATAGGGGCTGGGCCATCATTATGGCGAGGCTACTTAGGCCTCGGTGATGTCCTCGATAACACCGTGGCTGTTACGACGGTCAGTACCAAGCTCGTGGTATTCAACCATGCGAGCGTAGTATGCGTCGTAGTCACCGTTGGTGTCACGAACCTGCTTCCACATCGACCCATCGCGGTCAATGAAGTGCCAGTCCTCATCGCGGTAGTAGGTCAGTGCGTCTTCGTTGACAAACCACTGCTTGTTGAGCGGTGCGTCAACGTCAGCCACCACAGGGATTTCTCCGCTGTCAGTGGTGAACGCAAGACCGGAGAATCCACCAGTGAACTCCTGAGTGTTAACCGTCTGGCGCAGCTGCGACAGGAGGTTAAAGTACGCACGGCGAACACCGAGCGACTGCAGGATAAGAGTGGTGGAGCCACCCTTGGTGCGGATGCTGTCAACCATGTTAATCATCAGGCTCTCAGACAGTGCGCGGTTGGTGCCGCTGTTGGAGTCAACAGAAGCCTTCCACTCGGGCTCAGCCGTCGGGTCGATGTTGTAAAGCGTTCCAGAGTCGCTAACAATTGCAGCGAGACCAGTAAGCTCACGGTTACCAGAAGCCGCCACACCAGAGCCCTTACGCACGATGATGTCGCCATCAGCAAGCGCGGTACCAGGGGTAGTGGTGAAGGTAACAGTGGAGGCACTAACGTCAATAGCCGAAATAACAAGTCCGGTGTTGTCGACAGTGGTTCCGGTCTGGGTGTCCACAACAGCACCAACCTGGAACAGGCGGGCGTCGTAAACAGGGACAGTTGCCGCAGTGTTAGCACCGGAAGCGACACCAATGGCACCGTTTCCAGAACCGTAAACCTGGCGGTTCATGTCCTTCTTAAGGTCGTTCTTCAGACC